TCAAGCCGCCTCTACGCGCCGTCGCGACGCCCTGCGGCCCGCACGCTTCACGGCGGGCGGCAGGCCCGTCGGCAGCGTCCAACCGTCAACGTCCGGCGACTCGGAGCGGGCGACCGTGAACCGGGTGAGCGAGAACTGTGCCCGCTGTTCCTCCGGATACCGGTCGTTGAAGTTCTCGACCCGGACCAACTCCAGGTCGTTTGCCGCGCAGTGATCCCGCACCCACTTCACGGACGCGTTGGCGGCGTCCTCCTGGCCCCGGCCGACGAGCGTGATCACGCCCAGTAGATCGGTGTCCGGCTGGGTCTGTGCTCCAACGGCCCAGGTGCCGCCCGACTGCTTGGCGCCGTGGGTGAAGAAGACGGCGATGTCGTTCTGCCAAGCCTGCTCCGGGATCGCCAGCGGCGTGCGCACCTCGAAGGGCACATCTCGGGGGACGACGGCCATGACGGATTCGGCCTCGGCCCGCATCATCTCGGGCAGCACACTGGTGTACGTGTCGGAGGTGATCTGGCGCGAGGAGTGCCCCAGCTTCTCCTGGACCACCTTGATGTCGTGGCCGGCGAGTAGGGCGAGGGTGGCGGCGAGGTGCCGAAGGTCGTGCAGGCGGACCGGAGGCAGTCCCGACAGCTCCACTAGGCGGGCGAAGCGCCGCGATATCCAGTCGGGGTGCAGGGCCTCACCGTTCTCGTGCGTCCACACCCGGCCGCTCTCAACATAGGCGTCGCCCCATTCCTGGCGCATCTGGTCTTGCTTGGAGCGGAAATTGACCAGGTTGTCGCCGGACTCCATGCTCAGAGACAGGGTGCGGACGCTATCCGCCTTGGGGGCCTCGCGGTACAGATGGTAGGCGACCTCCACGATCTGCTGAGAGATCCGCATCCAGAGGGCGTCGGTACTCACCTCGGTCCACGGGAGCGCGGCCATCTCGCCTCGGCGCGGGCCGAGGAAGATGAAGGTGTGCCACAGCTCGTAGAGCCAGTCGTCCATGACGAAATCGAGGAACTCGCCGGTGAGCTGCGGGGTCCACACCATGACCGGGCCGGGCTTCTCGCCGGTGCGCTTCCAGTGCTCGATGCGCTCGCGCTGTACCACGAGCACCGCGCGGACTGCGTGGTCATCGAGGCGAACAACGGCGGCGACTACCTACCCGCGCTCCTGGAACAGTTGGACCCGACGGTGAACTGGCGGATCGTGCACGCCACGCGCGGGAAGCGGGCGCGGGCGGCGCCGGCTGCCCAGTTGTACGAGCAGGCGCGGGTGTCGCATGTCGGCCCGGCGCGGCGGTTCGCGCCGCTGGAGGAGCAGATGACGACGTTCGTCGGCCAGGGGGAGACAGAAGACTCCCCGGACCTGCTGGACTCGGCGGTGTGGGCGTTGTGGGACCTGTTCCTTGACCCGACGATGCCGCCTCCGCGTGGTGGGGATGACCAGCGACTCTCTGGCCGACGGTAGTTGGGCTCAGGACGCCGCTGTCAGTGGGGTGTGGCAGCGTTGGAGTTGATCGGGCATGGACAGGCAGGGAGTTGTGGATGGCGGGGGAAGTCCGGGTGATGCCGACATGGCTGGGGAGCGGTCGGACCGTCGGAGTTGCGGCCGTGGCGTCGATCGTGGATGCCGGCAAGGTGAGATCCCGCCGTGAGGGCATGCTCGGCCGGTTCGGGGTGGGCATGAAGAACGTGATGAGTCTGCCCACCGGGTCGGGGAAGACCGCGATCGCTCTGGCGATGGCGATCGAGATGGCCAGGCAGGGCCAGAGGCTGACGCTCGTGGTCGAGGACCGTGCCGAACAGGAGGCGGTCGAAGCACATCTGAAAGCCGCATGGGCGGAGCTGGATGGGGCGGTAGGTGATCAGGCCGCACCGGACAGCTTCCGTCTGGTTCCCGAGCCGTATGCGCCCCGACGGTTGCGTGCTCGCACTACCCCAGTAGCCGCGTACAGGGCGTTGTGCAGGAGGGCGGCCGAATGGGAGGAGTCCGGGGGGGATCAGGAGCGGCGGGCCGTGGCGAGAGACCAGCGTGTTCGAAACCCGGCAGCACGTCGAGCGGTGGTGATCCGAAGTGGGGGAAGGTGCGAGAACCCAGAGTGCTTGCTGCCGGAGCTCCCGTATCGGACGAAGGCGGGGGAACCGCTACTGGAGGTTGACCATATCGATGACCACGCTGGCGGCGGCAGAGACCACCCGGCGGCAATGATCGCCCTGTGTCCGAACTGCCACAGCAACAAGACGCACGGAGCGGAGCGGGCCGCGCTTACCGAACGCCTGCGCAAGGTGGCGGCCGAGCGACATGCCACCTGGGCGGTCAGAGTCACGTAACCGGATCGTCGGGGTCAGGCCGCGGGCTGAGGAGCACTTGGTGCTGGGGCGGGCGTAACGGCGTCGTCGGGTAGGTCCTCGTCGAGCGCGGCCACGGCGAGGTCGAACTCCTCGAAGCTGCGGCCGATGGTCAGTACTCGCCAACGTCGGGTGAAGAAGATGTTCTGGACGGGGCCAGCGAGCGCGGCCAGTCGTTCCGCCTTCGTCTCGACACTGCGCTCGGACAGCATGACGGCGCGAGATTGAATGACGAACCGGCCGACGATGTCACGCCCCCGCTCGGTGGGGTAGCCCAAGCCGAACGTCTCCAAGTGGTCTACCATGTAGCGGGTGGCCTCGTCAAGCTGGTCGACCCACCGGTCACGCTCGGCGGTCAGCCTCTCCGTGAGGATGGGGCGCTGCTCTGCGAGAGAGTCCGGGATGGGCGTTCCTCGAAGGCGAGCGGAGGCCGACAAGATGATCAGTACTCGGCGGCTGAACTCGTCACGGGCTTCGTGCGCGAGCCGCACGCGCTTGTTGCGTGCTTCCAGGCGTGGGGTGATGACGAGGCCGACGAAGAGGGTGGTCGCCGCAGGCAGCAAGATGCTGCTGATCCACAGGTGCATGGAGTGATTCTGAGGGATACGGCGGCCGACGACGGGTGGTTCGCTGGACTATAGGCTGATCAAGGCGCGGGGCCGACGTCCGGAGGGGACTGTGGGCCTGCGCCAACTCGTCATCGATGCATGGTCGTGGCTGAACTACGAGCCCGTGATGGCCGAGGCCGGGCGTCCGGGAAGCCGCGCGTTCCCGGAGCTGGCCAAGACCTGGGTACCGCCGCACGAGCGGCGGCGGCTGGCCGCGTACAAGGTGCTGGCGTCGTACGACAACAACCAGGCCGGACAGCTCGCGGCGGCAGGCGGCGACGCGAGCGCGTTGGAACGCCGTGAACTGGGCGACGCGGCGAAACTGGTGGATACCGCGCTCGGTTACCTCCTCGGCTCGGAGCAGAAGATCACGGTCGAGGGGGCGGAGAACGCCGACGAAGGGACGCCGACACCGGGCGCGGCGGAGGCCGCCGCGGTGCAGGACCGGCTCAGGAAGTGGGCGGACAAGGAGCTGCTGACGTTCCGCGTCCAACAGGCGGAGCGCGCGGCGGTGCTGCTCGGGGACAGCGTGATGGTCCTGGCCTGGAACCCGGAGAAGCAGCGGCCGACGCTCAGGGTCTACGATCCGGGGTTCTATTTCCCGCAGTGGGACGACGAGGACGAGGACTTCCCGCGTCGGGTGCACTTGGCCTGGGAGCTGCCGGCCGACGACGACGCGGGGTTGAAGGCCAGGGTGCGCCGGGTGACGTACGAGCTGGGCCCGATCTCCGAAGGCGCCGAAGGCGAGGGTGAGGGGGCTGCGGCTGGCGGTCGGCAGTACCCGTGGGAGCCGGGCCGGATGTCGAACGTGACGTGCTACCTCACCGACGCGGAGTGGCTGCTGGAGGACCTGAAGAACGGCGACACGCTGGACCGGCTGCCTATGGACAAGGCCGCGTACCGGGTGCGGCCGGATGGCACGGAGCTGAACCGGCTGGACCTAATGATCGACTTCGTGCCGGTGGTGCACTTCGCGAATACGATCCCGGACGGCGGCGAGCACTGGGGCCGCTCGGTTCTGGCGCGCGTTCTCCAGGCGCTGGACGAGCTTGCCGCCACGGACTCCGACAGCTCGGCGGCCTCCGCGACGACGGGCACGCCGATCATCGGACTCGCCGGTGCCCGGCTGCCGGTGGATCGGGCGACGGGTAGGCCGCAGTAGCTGGAGGTGAAGGCCGGGGCGGTATGGCAGCTCGGCGAGACGGGGCGGATGGATGCGCTGGACACGTCGCCTCAGCTGGCCGAACTGCGGGCGCGGGTGGATCACCTGCTGGAGCGGATCGCGGCGAACTCGCGGGTGACGGCGGCCGGGCTTGGCACCTTGGACGCTACGGAGGTGCCGTCGGGGTACGCGCTGAAGCTGGCGCTGGGGCCGCTGGACGCGTTGATCGGCATGATGCGCCTCGCTCGTGAGCACAAGTACCGGCTGCTGTTCAAGATGGTGCAGAGGCTCTACCAGGCCGGGAAGGCGGAGGGCTGGACCGCCGGGGAGACGTTGCCGGCGCGGCTCGCCTGGGCGCCGCACACGCCGACCGACCGGGCCGCGGTGCTGGAGGAGGTCGTCACGGCGTACGGGGCCGGGGTGCTGTCGCTGGAGACCGCCGTGTCGATGCTCCTGGAGGCCCGATACCCGATCAAGGACGCCTCACAGGAGGTGGAGCGGATCAGAGCGAAGGCGGAGCAGGAGGCCGCGGTACGGATGGCGGAGGCCGCTGCCCGTCGCGGACGCGACGACGAGGAGGAGGACGAGGGAGGAGGAACTGGCCGACTCCGACAAACGGGCGAGCGGGAGCCGGCGGAGGCGGGGCGGTGACGCGGCCTCGGGGTGCGTGAGGTGAAGTTCAGAGCCAGACGCCGCGGGCGCGCATCAATTCGATCTGGGGTTCGGTGACGTGCTCGCGGTACTCGGCGTGGTTGTACGGCGGTCGGTCCGCGTACAGGTTCGCTGGATAGATGGGCTGGTCATAGAGAGTGCGGTACAGCTCGGTGCGCAGGTCCTTGGCCCAGTTCGTCCACGCGGCAGTAGTGCGCTGTCGACGGAGGGCGGGCAGGTCGATGGTGGCGGTGACGAAGGTGGCGACGCCACCGTGGTCGAGGTGGCCGATGGTGCGGCCGGTGTGGTCGGTGATGGTGGAGTGGCCGCCGAAGAAGTCGATGCGCTGCCCGTCGGCGCCGGTGTAGGAGGCCGGATTCGGGGCGAGCACGTACATGGTGTTGTCGAGTGCGCGGGCCCGGTTCTGGATGTCGAAGGCGTCGGAGGCGACACCGGGCAGCGGGTAGCTGGCACGGTAGGCGATCTCGCACCCGCCGAGGGCGAGACCGCGGGCGTTCTCCGGGTACGACGCCTCGTTGGCCATCATGACGCCGAGGCGGCCGACGGCGGTGTCCGCCACCGGCCAGTACGCGTCGGGTCCGCTCCCGTAGAGCTGGGTCCACTGGTCGAGGACGTCGTGAGGGGTGAGGCTGTGCTCGATGGGCGGGAGCGGAGCGAGCTTGTAGTGCCGCAGGACGATTTCGCCTTCGGGATCGATGACGAAGCCGACGTTGAAGTACCGGTCGGGGAATGCCGGGTGCAGGGCCTTGGCCTGCGCCATGATGTGGATGCCGAACTCGCATGCCCACGGGCGAGTTCCTGTGTCTCGGCGCCGGGCAGGCTGATGGCGCAGGTGCGGGCGTAGGTGGCATGGTCGAGGTCGTGGATCTCGTCGGTCAAGCCTTGGAGTGCCCCTTCGGGCAGGGCGACGAGCCGGACGGGGTGGTCGAGGCCGCCGAGGGAGACGGCGGTGCGGGTGAGGGCGTACAGGTGGTCGAGGTTGACGGCGATGTCGTCGCGCTCCTGGATCTCGGTGATCTCCGGGATCAGGCCGACGGCGGTGTAGGGGTTGAGCGTCATAGCGGTGCCTCCTTGTCCGACTGCCATCGTGCGGGGAGGGTCGGACAAGGGCTGCCCCGGTGACCCGCTGGCACCTACGGATATCCGTAGGGCCTCCGCGCACGCGGGGCACCGGGGGAGAGTCTGGGCCCTCCTATTAGTTGGACGGTTGCAACCGCCGCGCGCCCTCTGGTTGCGGTGTCCCCGCGCGCGCGCGGGGGTAGCCCGGTGCTCCGCGCTGGTGTCACATGCAGCCGATCTGTGGGTGCAGGGGCGGCAAGAGGCGTCGCTTTGACCGGGTTTGCGCAAGTTTGGGTGGCCCGTATCCTTTAACGAACGCCGCTCGCGTTAAAGGATCGCGGCTCAATGACACATAAAACTCACCCTGATCCACGTGGATCGACTAAGCTCGTGGGCACACGGAAAGCCATAAGAGTCATCCGTCCGCCAGCGGCTGACTCAACTGGAGCCCCGCCCTCCACTGGCTCTGGTTCTCGTTGCCCAGCACCTGAAGAAACCCCGACGCGCACAGCGGAGCCCTGCCCCGCATGCGCGGGGCAGGGCTCTTTGGTGCTTGGCCCTTCAGCGGCCGGCGACCATGACGATTTCGGCGTCATGGTCGCCGGCTAGGTCACCGTGTTGAATACCCGGATCGCCGCATCCACGATGGCGTCCACCACTTTGGTGATGAAAGCCGATACGAACGCGGCAAAGATGATCAGGGTCAGTTCACGCCGACCGAGCCTGCGGACCAGTTCCCGTAAGTGCCTCAACGGGTTGTCACCTCCTCGTCGCCCCGAACCCGTGTCCGGGGACAGAGTGGTGGAGGTGCCACGCCGTTCTGGCCTGAGCAAGATTACGCGTGCCGCACCCACGACGTGGCCCGTTCGTGGAAATTACGTCTCGACCGCTGTGAAGGGGGGCGGCCCATCTGACTACACTGGCGGACAGCGCGGGGGCGCGCTCTGGAGGAGATGTATGGTCCGGCCCCTGCCGCCTCGCCGTCCTGTCGGCTACCGCCGGGACGGGCGGCCGATCTACCCGATTCTCGGTGCCTCGTCCGAGGACGAGAGGAACGACCAGCTCGACGACGGTCGGGACGATGACCAGGAGCAGCAGGTCACCTTCACCCAGGACCGGTTGGGCAAGATGCTCACGCGGGAGAAGGCGCAGGGCGAACGAGCCGCGATCAAGCGCCTGCTGAGCCAGCTCGGATTCGACACCCCGAAGGCGCTGACCGAGTTCGTGACGGCGCAGCGCGAGGCTGAGCAGGCTGCGCTGTCGGAGGTGGAGCGGCGCGAACAGGCGGCGGCAGAGCGGGAGTTGCAGGCCGCGCGTCGCGAGGAGCAGGCCGCCGAGCGGGAACGGGCGGCGCTACGCCGGGCTGCGCTGGTGGCGCTCGGTGCGGAAGGCGATGACCTGGTGGACGCCGAGCGTCTGCTGGCCGTGGACGACGAGGACGCCGACGAGGCTCAGATCCAGGCCGCCGCCGAACAACTCCGCGCACGGCGTCCTGAGTTGTTCGGCGAAGTCCGTACTCCGGTGCCGGCGGCGCCTGCGGGCGCACCGGCCGGGCGCGGCCCGACCCGCACGGTCCCGGTGTCGAAGCCCGGTTCGGCCGGATTGGAGATGGCGAAGCGTCGCGGCCTGGTCCCGGAGTTCAGCGACTCCGCCGCCCGATAGTCCGGGCCCTGACCTTGGGGGACCACGCCCCCAGAACTTCGTGGACGGCATCGCCCCGTGGCGGTGTGCGGATTCTGACCGCAGCGTCCATGGAGACACGCACATGACCATCCAGCCCGTCTCGACGTCCGAGTACACCACCGCCAACCGCGAGTGGCTGGCGTCCCTGCACGGCACCGATTCCGTCGACACCATCACCCTCGACCTGAACCTGTTCTGCGAGGGCACGCACTACGTGTGCGGCGACGGCTGCGACCCGTACGGCCGTGTGCTGTCCGGTGTGCCGGTCGGCCGGGTCGCGGAGTCCGGTCTGTACGGGCCGTACGACCCGGAGGCCCACTGCGGCCGCCAGATCCTGCGCGGCTTCGTGATCGCGGAGGCCCCGTTCGCACCGGGCCAGACCCGTGTTCCTGCCGCGCTGCTGTGGCACGGCGCGGTGAGGGCGTCGAAGGTGCCCGGCGGCATCGACGTGTCCCAGCTCGTGTGGCACCCGCGGGCCGCGCAGATCCGCTTCGTCTGAGCGGGGGCCTGAGCTGTGACGATTCAGGACCTGCTCAAGGACGTCTCGGTCATGGACCTGACGGCGTTCGCCAGAGCGATCCCGTCCCCGAAGGACTTCCTCCTCACCCAGACGATCTTTCCGACTGTGGAGATGCGGGAGGTGAAGTGGCGCACCAAGGACTCCGGCCGGTACGTCAACGTCGCCAAGTACCGCGCGTTCAACGCGTCGGTGCCGTTCGCGACCCGTGAGGCGTGGCAGACCTCCCGCGAGGGCGCGCTGCCCGCGCTGGGGCAGAAGCTTGTCGTCTCCGAGCAGGAGCAGATCCTGCTGGAGGCGTCGCACGGCTCAGATCAGGACCGGCTGATCGAGCTGCTGTACGACGACGTGGAACGGCATGTCGAGGCCATCCGGTCCCGGCTGGAGCTGGCCGCGGGCGACGTGCTGAGCGACGGCCGGTTCACGCTGGAGCAGGAGAACGGCCTGACGCTGGAGGTGGATTGGAACGTCCCCGCCGAGAACATGCCGGTCGCCCGCGTTCCGTGGTCGGACCCGGCCTCCGACCCGATCGCGGACGAGCTGCGGTGGATTCAGCACCTGGACGACATCGGCGCCCCGGAGCCGGAGCTGGTGATCACCAGCCGGAAGGCGTTCAGCTACCTTGCGGCCAACAACGCCTACAGGGCGGCCTACTACGGCAGCGTGAGCCCGTCGACCACCCCGACGGCGACGCTCACCCCGCAGCAGATCAATGTGGTGCGCGGCAACTACTCGCTGCCGCCGATCCAGTTCTACAAGGCCCAGGTGCGCGTGGACGGCAAGCCCCGCAAGGTGTTGCCCGAGGACCTGTGGATTCTGGTTCCGCCCGAGCGAGAGAAGTGGGCGCAGACCATGTACGGCGTGACGGCGGAGGCCCTGGTGCTGTCGCGCGGGTCGAACCCGGAGATCATCCGGGAGGACGCCCCCGGCCTGATCATCACCCGAGGTGTTCAGGATGACCCCGTGCAGATCTGGACCAAGGGCGCCGCGGTCGGCATGCCGGTCATGCACACCCCGGACGCGCACATCGTGGCGAAGGTGCTCTGATGCAGGTGCGTCGACTGATCGCCGCCGTGTAGGTGAAGGACCCGACGACCCACGAGGACCTGATCCTGCTGCCGGGCGAGAGCCCGGCACCGGAGATCGCAGCCCTGGTGACGAACCCAGACGCTTGGGACGTGCCGCCGCAGGAGCATGCCGAACCGGAGCCGATCGCAGTCGGTGAGCTGGGCCCAGCCGCGGGCGCCGGCGAGCCAGGCCCGGGGCAGGCCGAGGCTGGCGGGGGCACGAAGAAGCCGTCGTCGCGGCGGACCCGATCGTCCTCCGCGTAATACGCTCAGGCGTACGGCCCGGAGCTGGCTTCCCCCGTCTAGCTCCGGGCCGTGCCTCATGTTGAGGGATGTGGAACTGGTGGACGAGTTCCAGCGATCGTGGCTCCTTGCGCAGCTCGGCCCGGACGCTGACTCCGCTGACCTTGAACGCCGCTTCTTCCGCCTGCGGTCGGTGCGCGCGGTCGCACTCGAGGTGCTGGGTGAGCGGCACGCCAAGCTCTTGGCCGACCCGCTGAAGGTCACTGTGGACGGGGTAGTGACCATGGACCTTCAGGAGAACCTGCGAGGTATCGAGCGGCAGATTGAGCAAGTGCACCGAGTTCCTCCGCCGGATGGTTTGGACGGTGAGGACGATGCAGACGAGGCGCTGGAAGTGACGTGGCTGGTGTCCACGCGCCGCTACAGGTAA